ATTACTTCATTATCAATAAAGTTCTTAACAATTTGACCATATGGTGTTTCAAGAATTAATGCTTTTCCGTAGAAAGTATTACCGTCTTCTACAAGAGAAACAATTTTGTGTGACACTCTTTCTAAGTTAATGGATGGAGTGTCTGGATGACCAAGTTCACCGAGTGCTCGATTGGTCTTAATATATTCTTCATTGTATCTTGAAACTTCATTTCTTAAAGTTTTCATTTCGTACATACGATTATTCTTGTTAATCTTGTCACCAACCAAGAATGTGCCTTCAATGAATAAATTTTTCTTACCGTTTTCTGAAGCTTCGGTAAGATATTTTACATTCTCTACGGTTTCTCTAATTAGTTTCATGTTACATTCCTGTTAATTCAGTTGTATATGTTGCTACTTTGGTGAGTTCTAGTACTACAAAACCACCCGTGTTAATTACTACAACAATGGGTTGTGTACTATTATTTGCAATGGTAGTATTCAAATCATCAAACAGGATAGTACCTGTATTATGCAAAGTAAGAATTGGTACACTATTGCGAGTAATTTGAATACTGCCGTTTGTTGACCATGCAACTTTGCGGATGTTTGCAGCAGTAACAGTCTCATTAGCACCAGTTGAAAGGTTAGCCAATGCAATGGTTGTGCCGGTATCAATAACTCTAGCTATTGATGCTGAACGAAGTGTGTTAATATATTCGAATGCCATTTTATTTTAGTCCTAATGATGAGCGTCTTCTCATTGACATTTTTCTTTTCAATAGAGTTCGGCGCAATTTAGCTCTTCTAGTTGTTTTCCATGACCGTTTCAATAAACGAGCCTTTTTTAATCTTACTGTTGCAGGTATTCTTTTTACAGTATTACCTGAAATTCTATATCCTTTAACGCCAGATTTTCGTACATTCTTTTGTACAACAATTCTGCCTTTGGCATTTCTTCTAATTCTACGGCGAACCTTATTGATTCTGCCCATCTTGATGATATTAGAACTACCTGCTTCATCAAGTTCTTCTACTTCTTCCAACATGTCTTCTGCGACATATCGTTTTGCTTCTTGCAATCTCTTGGAGACGATTTCATCCAGGCGAGACCTTAAAACTTTTTTTGCCTCATCCAATTTGTTTGATAAAATTAAATCAACAAATCTCACTTCATCTGCTTCCAAGAAAAGTCAGCTGCCTTCTGTAAATCATGTGATGACCTTGCGACCATATCAGAAAACTTTTCTTTATTATCATCATTCAAACTCTCATGTACTGTCAAAATGGCATGTGCAGTTTGCAAATCTATTTTACTTGCTGTGCCATCTTTATGATTTACAGTACCATGACTGTGACTATCTTTAATCTTTTGCAGTTGACCAATTGCATCAACCACTTCTTCTAATTCTGTTTCTTCTGCCTGAATAGCTGCATCAACACCTGGACCATACGGCACCGAGAAGTATTTATCTAATTGTTTATTATGATATAATGCAACCTTAGTGCCATCAGGATAAATTCTAATTGCTTTTCTTTTTAACAATAGTATGTATGGTGGGTCTTTAGCATCAGTTGCCTCATTCAAACTCTCTGCTTGAATCGTATCAACATCTTCTTTAACGGCTCTTCTTGCCTGTGTAAAAATTTGTTTATTATTAGAAATCAAATCTACCATTTTGTTGAACATGTTTTGAAGAATCATTCTGTCTGTATTATTAAACACAGGTTTTTCTTCTTGCATCTTATCCAAGATTTTGTGAATTCTTTGCATCTGTGCTTTATTAGCAAGACCGGCTCGAACCAACATGTCAAACTTTGAATAGTCTGACTTCTCTTCTTCAACGATAGTTTTAAAATCTAATAAGGATTTCATTAAACTTCTTCTGTATCCTGTACTTCTACTGAATCTTCTTTACCAGTAAACATTGATTTTGCCAACTCTATCTTCTTGGCATCTAATGATTCAAACGCTCTTGCGGAGAGTAAATTGTTTAAAGTGTCTTTTGCTTCCGCAGAATTGCCAGCAGTTAACTGGTCAATAAATTGTGATGTTTCCATAATAATCTCCTTTTATCGCTTATTTAGTCCAGATGAATACTTCTCTACTTGTTTATCTAACATCGGTGTTAACGACTCCGTGGAGTCTGCTTCCTGAGTGTTGTCTTCGGCAGGGTATTGTTCTGGTGTTGCTTCAGGTTCTTGTTGTCCTTGTCCTTGGGCATCGGCCGAGACAGTAGGACCGCCAATTCCTTTGTTTTCTTCATCTTTCATTTCCTTATCCATTGTTTCAATTTCTTCATCTGTAAATTGAAGGATGTTTTGTTTGACCCAATTCAACGAATAGTATTTGCCAATATATGGGTCAACTAATTGTAAAACTGACATTCTTTCTTTCAACAATTCTGCTTCACGCATTTCGGTGAAGTTATTGTCCTTCTTAAATTCGTAATAGATATCTTCTTTAAAGTCATCCCATTCTTCAACGGAACAAATGCCTTTTAAAGATAACTGTGTTCTTAACGCATAGTCAAATAACTGTGAAAACTTATTACGAAGTCTTGCAACGAATTTAGCAAACTTAACTTCATCTCTGGTAACTTCAGTTGTTCTACCAAGACCAATCATGCCACCTTGTTGTGGTTCTAAACGACTGATGGGTACATTCAATGCATTTAATAGTTTCTGTCTAAAGTAAACCACATCAGCTAATTCACCAAGATTTTGTCCTGCAGCCAATGTTGTAATCTCTGTACCTTTACCACCTTCACGGCGTGGCAACCAGAAGTCTTCCAACATCGACATATGTTTACGGTCATCACGGACTTCACCAGTTGCTGCATCGTAAACGATTTTGTTCTTATACTTAATCATCACATCACGAAGATACTGTTCGGCTTTACCTTTTGGTAAATTACCAACATCAATATAGAACACTCTTCTTTCTGGTGCTCTTGAGACACGGTAAATAACAACCGCATCTTCAATCATTCTCAACTGATTAAGTGGCTTAATCGCTTTGTGTATATAAGATATGACGAATGTATTTTTTGCATCCATCAAACCCGAATTCACATTCAAAATGGACTCAGGTGCAATTCTTAAACCAGCATTTACTGAAGCACCATATGATTGTGTTACTGTGCCTCTATCATTATAGACATAGTATTCAGCAAGAGATTTAATAATCAAAGCGCCAGTTTTTGGATCTTGACCTTTTTTAATCTCTCTAACTTTGCGAATCTTTCGAGGGTCAATATATCTTAACTCTTGAATGCCTTCTTTTGGTTTTGATTCATCAACAACAATGTGATAATAAATTCTACCATCGATGTACCATCTTTTAAACAAGTCATCTGCTAAATTACTGAAGTTTAATAGTTTAAGAATATTCTCAAACTCTTCTGCAATTTTCTTTTTGATGGTGTCTGGTTGTTTTAATTTATCAAGAACTATGTCTAGCGTTCTACCAGATTCATCGTGTGTTATTGCCTCATTGACAATATCATCAATAGCCATCTCCAACTCAGGATGATTTGCCATTTCACGATATCTAGAAACTAGTTCTATTTCATTGCGAACAGAACCTTCTAAATCAACATATGTTCCATAGTGAGCGTTTTGGGTAATGGTAACTGCACCATCATCCATTGCTTCTGTTGGAAGTGCGAAAGATGGTTGCTCAGGATTTTGTCTCTGAACAACATCATCTCTACCTAAGGTAAAACCAAAAAGTTTAATAGCCATTATTATATCATTCTATAAAAGGAAAAGGACCGAAGTCCTTTTCGTTACAATACACCAGTATCTACAGCGTCCCACCATTGATAGGATAGAGAAACAGTAAATTCTTCAATCGTATCATTTGAACCCCAATCAACATCAATTGCAGATACATCTGTTGGAAATAATCCAACAAATCTATACTTTTTCAAAGTGTTACCTTGTTTACCAAATTGAGTAACATCACCATCAACAGAGTAACCCAATGGTGCAAGTGCAAGTGGATTGCGGACATTAAGATTGTGACTGTTAATGCCATTCATCCATCTTTCAAATGCATTACGGACTACAAAATCTTCATCGTTGATGATACTGATTGTCCAATCTGCAAAGGTTCTGTTACCTACAAACTTCAATTCTCTACCAAAGTAACTAACAGGAACAACACCTACTGTTGAACCTGGTAACTGAGCAGTTTTGCACATAAATGTTAATTTAGTCTGTGCATTTGCTGGTGAAGAAAATGAAGGGAAAGGCATAGAAACTTCAAAGAGATTGGGACGAGCACCGTCCCCTGTCATTTGACTTCTAAATTCGTTTACGCTAAATGCCATTTTTATTCTCCTGTTCTTTTATTTATTGGAACTTCCCAACGACTTCTTCGAATGCTACGCCAGTGCGAGTCGCAACAAAGTTCAGTTGGATAAAGTTGATTGAACGAGCAGGTTTGATATAAATGTCACCAATGAATTCATTGCGGTCAATAACTTCACCAGTATTATTGGTTTCGTCACAAACAACTCGGAAGTCGTTGACACCACGGCGACCCTGTACATCTCTTAGGAATGGTTCAACTAGCGCAATAAATTGTGCTCTTGTGAATTGGTCATTGTATTCAAACAATGAGAATCGTGCTGCTCTTGCAATAGCCTTCTCAAGTACAATGAACAGACGGCGTACATTGATTCTATCAAACGCAGATGGTTTAGATAACAAGGTTTTGTCACCAAATAGAACTGTACCTTCACCTTGGAAGTTTACAACAGGATTTACACCTTTAACATAGAGAGTATCTCTATCTGTCTTATTTGGATTCCATGCAAGCTTTACAACATTGCGAATTTGACCACGATTCAATCCGCCTGGAGAGAACCAAGGATCTTTTT